CATGACCGACAAAGAAGATTTGTCCGTAGTTCTTTACCGGACAAAAGAAAATGCATTAAAAAAATTAACTGGTGTACCATTATTACCTTTTCCCGCAATCAACAAACCATCATTACCATTGAGTTTTGGATTTGAATTGGAAACAACCGAATTTGCATTCATACCATTAGATAGTCAAGTATTAAACTCCATTGATTATTCGGATACAAAACGAAAATCAGTGATTGATTTTCAATTATCAGACACTGTTCGCGTAATGGGTGGTTGGTATCAATGGCGTAATTCATCTCATCTATCATTATATTTTAGATATAGGGATAATCAAGACAAAGAAATTTTTATTAAAGCAACAGATGTTCATAAATGTATAGGAGATTGTGAATTCATTATAACGTATCCACAACCAGAATCGGTCGTTTGTGCTGATGTAATGGATACCATTATGAAAAAGTTTTGCACGGCCATTTCGGATGTGAGTCAAAGTGTGAAAGAATGTTTCAAAGAAAGAACAATTTCTAATACTTCACGTCTTTTGGAAACATATTTCAACTCGGATAAAATATTACATGGAAGTAGTACCGATAATAACAAAGAATATGGACTCCTCATTCACACTCTGTCTCAAGGAGAAACACCGGCAGGAATTGATTCGGTTAGTTTCGTTCCACAAGTGACTATTGGCGTACCGTTTGAAGATGTTCGAAGTTTGGTTCATTTGATATTGGTACAAATGGATATCACCGATAAAGGAGTTTTTTCAAGCACGTTTGTCGTTGATCGTACCATTGAAACGATTGTTCAACTTCTTTACCCATATGATGATGATGATAATGATCAGACCGAATTTTTACGCTGTGTGTTGTTCCTTGCTTTGTACTCCTTCGTTTTTAATAACAAGAAACGAAAACAGTCTGTTTTTATATTCAGATTTACCTTTGGTTCCAATCCCTGGTTGCAGTCATATATCCAACAAATTTTACACAATATAAAGAATAGTACGGTTGAAAAAAGGCAAAGGATCGATGAATATTCTTCTGTATTTGCGTGGCATTTTTTCCCAAAAGAATTTGAATGGAGTTTGCAAAAGTTTCAAGATTATTTGGGAGGATTATACGGTCATCATAGACATCATAGACAACAACAACAGAAAAGACAGAAAATACAACAATATCAAGATATGACAAGATCAAATTATTTTCCTGTAGAAAGTAAAAAACATAGGGTGTTAGTAGAAATTAGACAATTTCAACTTTTTGTGTCGGACGATAAAGATTCATATTATCATATATTTTATATAAAAGATATGAACGATATGAAAGATTTAAAATCGAAATGTTCCACTGGGAATATTTTTTCAAATCCTCATACACCTGCCTAATGTTGTTGATTTTGGATATTTTGGATATTTTGGATACTACGAAATTGTTCTGCTCGTTGTAAAAACAATTCGGGATCATATTGATAGGGAAGAATTTCTTTCAAAAAAATCTCTTCTGGAAGATCCCACCATTGAACAGCAAGAAACCGGTCAATGATTTCTTGGGAGAATCGGAAACGTTTGATTACGGCAGGATTCCCGGCAACGATGGCATAGGGAGGAACATCTTTTGTCACTACGGAATAGGCACACACCACGGCGCCGTCACCGATTTTTACACCGGACATGATTCTTGACCCTTCCGCAATCCATACATCATTTCCAACGACAGGCGCCCCTTTTCCCCAATGGTTTTTATTTTTAGGATCGCTGGTAAATGAATTCTCAAAAAATGGATAGGTACAGGCTTGGTCGTACCGATGATTTCCATCACAAAAGAAATGAACATTATTCGCAATAGAAGAACTGTTCCCTACATATACTATGGCGTTGGATTTGTCGACCATACCCCAATATCTTACATAGGTTTCACCACCGGTATAACTCCTGGTACCTAATACGAATTCTGTGGAATACGTGCCATCCATAGTTGTCAATTTACTTGGTTAGTATTATTGTGAATGTGTTTTATAATCCTCTATCTATAATTAGGATAAAAAAAAAATTATTTCTTGACTGGCGTTTTTTTTTATCCTGGTCTATTTTTTAATGGGAAAGGATAAAAAAATATAGAAAACCAATTTTGCCTCCTTCTCCAACTTTACATCTTAGATAACGGAGGTTGTAGATACAATCTAACATTTAACTCTATACTTGGAGAACACAGTCCATTTCGAATACATTTCTTACGTAAAAGATGAGGATGAAGAATCACCATATGATGGGGTGGGATTTCTACGCGTACCACCGATTGTTGTTGATGCATTTTCGCCATATCTTTCATCCATTTTGTAAGACCTGCCTCTTGATCTTGATACAAAACTTGTGGAGATGATCTTTGCCAATGGGATCGTCGTTGTACCCATATTTCCTGAGGATGGTGGGATACATTGGGAACAACCTCCCATTCTTTGGAAGAATTCCAGTCCAATTCTTTGGACCGTGCAGGTGAAGAAAAATGGGAACAAACACGTCCACCCATCAGTACTGGCACCACCATTGCACTTCCTCCTCTACGAGGACCTTTAAGATCACAACCGATGATGTAATGACAGAACACATGATTTAATGTCTCTTCTATGTCCTCCCACACCCGTTTTCCTGACGCTATCGCCATCATTTCCTCCGGAGTAAAGGAACTAATTTTGGTGGAAGAAAGATCGGCTAACGCCATGCACAGTTGTTGTTCATCAATATCAATGCCGTTGTCAACATTTGGAAAATCTTCCTCCTCCTCCTCCTTCCACATTGACGGATTCATTGGAATCACCATGAATCCTTCCTTATCCAGTACGTGTGGCCCACTCAAGCGCCGAGATTTTTGGTTGTCGTTGTCGTTCCTCTTTCCATCACCGCGTTTTCGCATGGTAGGACGTTTCAGTTGTTTCATCATTATTGATTCCTGTTGATTGATTTTTTATGTTTTTTATGTTTGTTGTTTAGTCATTTATATGTTGTCAGTATTTGCAATCTTCCAATCTTGTGTTTTTTCTATTTGAAGTCACAGGTTCGCAACAAAGGTCTTTTCAATCATTTTTTATTTCTGTTGATTGAGGCGTTCGGCCACACGGAGCGCGTCTGTGAATTTGCAGGCGTCTTTCTTCGGTGAAATCATAATCTTGGACGGATCCAAGCCCATACCCCCATAATGGAACTGGATGATACTCTGGTTGTTATTTCGGATCGTCATATCGTATTGCACCTGGATATCTTCCGCAATTTTGATCATGCGTCGTTGGATGTAACCCGACGTCGCGGTCTTCATGGCCGTATCGGTAATTCCTTCTCTTCCCGTCATGGCGTGAAAGAAGAATTCCTTGGGATTGAGTCCGTGCACAAACGAATGGCGCACAAACCCCCTCGATTCAAAAAGATCATTATGCGTATATTGGGCCTTTTCAAACGGGTAATGGGGAAGCGTTCTTTTTTGATTGGAAATCATACAGGGAATACGACCCCCATTCAGATACTGTTGACCCACCACACCCGTAATTTGGGCAATGTTAAAGAAATCTCCTTTGGAGCCGCTGGTCACGGTGGTGATGAAATTGTTTTCTTGGGTCATGTTTTTCTGGGCGATCATCATCCCGGTATCTCTTGCCCCAGAAAGTGCATTGCCCATGTAGGCTTCACGAATCTTGGGATTCTTCACGGTATCTTCAATGGACGAGGCCTTGACAAACGATCGATTAATGGCGGTATCGATGCCTTGTTGGTCGGTAATGATACAGTCTCGAAGACCGATGCTGAACCCGTGAAAGAGGAGAAAGGCGTTGGTAAGAAACTGGACGTTATCTAAAAACTCAATACACCGGGTAGGACCATATTCTTTGTTGAGGTAGGCGAGCAGGGAGGTGTGGCTGCTTCCGAGTTGTTTTTTGGTAATGACGCCATTGACCAACAGACCCTTGACAATTTTGACCTGACCGATTTCATACGTGAAATCGTTGGGAAGCAAGAGTGAAAAAAGCAAGCGACCGTGAAAGTCAGAAGAAGAAGAACGAAGAAACAGAGTCTCGACACCAATGTCTTTGGCGGTACGGATCTTTTCCTCGAGCAGCTCATAACGAAAAGGGTCCATTTTCATCATACACTGGAAAAAATGGGATTTGGTTAACCAGGTGTGAGACTGGGTCATCAGATAGGCTCCTGTTAGGGAATCTTGTACGATCACAATGTTCGGCTGGCATGACTGACAACTGACCAGATGATTTTTTAAGGAGGATAATTCGCGCATCTCAATGTCCGTCTCCACCGACGCAGGACAGTGCAGATTCATCTCATCTCCGTCAAAATCGGCATTGAATGTTTTTGTTACGGCAAGGTTCATTCGGATGGTCTTTCCCGGACGGATCCGCACCGTTTGCGCAATCATACTCCCCTTGTGCAGCGTCGGTTGGCGGTTCAGTAACAAAATATCCCCATCCTGAAGACACCGTTCAATCACATCCCCAATCTCGATATGAAACGATTTTTTTAATGTCGGTCGCACATCCTGTAGCCACTGTCCGTTGCGGTACACTTTGTCTCCTGGTTTCAATTTCGTCAGGTTGGCGTCTTTCCGGATGATGTGCATCGAATCATCCTTTGCCCGTATAATCCAATCTCCGTTCATCAGCTTGGTTTGCTGGCGAGCGAGCGCGTACCTGGCATTGATTCTGGTATTTCCGTCGTCTTTGATAATATAATTCACCTTGTCGTCATTGATCCATTCCTGGATCTTGGATAGATTGTACGCATTGACGCGGATCGAATACGACAAGACGTTGGCCACGTCTGGTGGTACCCCGATCTCTGACGTTCTCAAGGTCGGATCGGGTCCGATGACGGATCTCGCCGACTTGTCCACACGTTTTCCCATGAGATTGTTGCGGATGAGACCTTCTTTGCCCGTCAGACGTTTTTTGATCCCACGCAAAGGACGACCGTTGCTGTGTTTTGAGGATCCGGAGGAATTGTCAAAGAGACTTCGTATCCTAAATTTTAAAAGATGAATGTACTTTTGTCGACGCGGGGCAGTTTGTCCGATATTTTCTGGGTACGACAAGTCGTCGTTATTGATATTTTGGAGATGATTGTTGGCCTTGATAATTTCCAGATACTGGATCGTGAGGTCGTCGTCACACGTCACATTCTCACTAATAATGTACGGACGCGCCACCGGCGGTAGCACAGGCAACACCCGAATAATCATATGTTTGGGATGGATATCCGAATCACCGTGACCAAAACCAAACCAATTCAGATCGTCCGAATGAATGTCCTTCAGCATGCGATACGCATCACGATCCGTGATCAGAGTTTTGATGGGCTGGTGGTCGACTTTTTGCACCCGGTAGATCTGGCGATCGGTGGAAGAAATAATATATTTGCAGATGGGGATCTTGCAATGCACACATTCGGATTGTTTTTCAAGACGATCGACCAATTTGGTCAGACGGTGGATGCGGGGGATCCGATGAAGCTGATGGAGCCGTAAAATTTCGGGCGTGACCAGCAACCGGTTGCACTGATAACACAGACACCGCAAAATCGTCATGACCTGTTTCATGTAGAGCGGATGAATAATCTCCATGTTCAGACGAATGTACCCAAAATGACCGACACAGTCCTTGTTCGTATGACCACACGACAAACACTTTTTGCCATTCTGCAACGTGCCCATGCGTTCGTCATACACGGAATTGGGACCGGCCATCTTGGTGCTCATCACCTCGCATACACCATAACGGACGATATCCTCTTCCGAATACAAGGAAAAACGAATCTTGGAAATCTCCATCGGTTGTTATTTATAGAACGGATCGGTGGAAAACCCTTCAATTTTTCCTTTTCTGAAAAAAAATGAAAACAAAAGACATTTTCAACCACCTATAAATAAGGACCACCTTTGGTTTTGTTGCTGTGTCGACGATCTCATTTCTATTTTTTTAATCTCTTTTCTAAACAGGTGAAAACAAATCTGTTGCCAATGGATAACGATTATGATAACGATTATGGTTTCTTCATTGACATGGAAGATATGAAAGATATGAAAGATTTAAAGGATTTAAAGGATTCCCAAGCGCCGACGGACAAGGAGAAGAAGGGAGTGATGGTATCGAGGAACTCTTTGTGGAGGGGAATGTTTTCCATCGCATTCGTGTATTTTTTCGGACCATGGCTCCAGCGTTTTTTGACACCCCCGTGGATTCAACCACCACCACATTTTAAAAATTAATGAAAAATTTTTCGAGACTATAATAAAGGGTAAAAATATTTTTAAAAATGGTTTCCCCAAAAAAAAAGACACTGGCCAACCCTGGGATCTGGGGTACGGGTGCATGGCGTCTGTTGCATTGTATTGCGGCAACGTATCCAAAGAAACCAACCGACGTGGATAAAAAAAGATATGAAAACTTTGTCCGACACATGGGTCCGGTTTTACCATGCCGTTATTGTCGGGATCATATGATCGATTTCTTGAAAATCGATCCCATCCGACCTTCTTTAGTCGACCGACAACAATTCATGCGATGGACCATACGTTTCCACAACAGCGTGAATACAAAATTAGGATACCCTACACTCGGTATTCGTGAGGCACTCCATTCGATGCGGACCTTGTGTTTATAAAGGTGAATACACTGTGATGTGAAATAAAAATAAATTTTTTTTTTATCGTAAAAAAAACAGTGGAACAACAATCCGAATAATTTTTCCTTCTATTCATTAAAAACAATGTCGTCGCAAAAAATAAATCCAGGTGTTGATGCAGGTGTTGATGCTGGATTAACAGCAGCAACATCAACAACACCATTAACACCAAAACAAATTATACAAGATACTCCAAAAGCCACTGTTTCTGGTTTTGTTGCTTCTTTATTTCGAAACAATTTATCTTTTGCGGGAACAAATTTATGGGAATTCGCTCAAAAACACCAAATTCTAATCGGGATCCAATTTGCGTTAGGGTTGGGTTTGCTTATTTATACCTTGACGATTCCAAAGACAAATTTGACGAAATCCGATAAAAATATAAAACGTTGGATGATTTCCTATA